CTTCGTCCTATCTGACGGCAAGGTGGTTCAGCAACTTAAAGCTGGTATTATGCCAAGTGGTTGGTACAACACCAGCAGTACTAACAGCTTTGTGCGCTGCCTGAACTCGCATTGGGTACAGGAAGTCACAGGTGTCACACCTCCCTGGTGTATAGCTATGGGAGATGACAGTGTCGAAAGGTATGCTCCGGAAGCTCAATATTGGTAGGGAAATCGGTAAGAATTGTAAGATGTACAATTTTATCAAGGAAGATCGATTTGAGTTTTGCTCACACCTATATAGGAATGGTGTGGCATACCCCGTTGATACTAGTAAAACGCTAAGCAATCTCTTAATGAACTCTGATAAGGAGTGGTCATTTAAGATGGAATTGTTTAACGATTTTGTTTTTACTACGCGTCATTGTTCGGTTCAACACAAGAGTGAATTGATCAATGTCATCAACGGCTCTGGTTTCTGGAATTAGGAATCTTCAAGGCTGGAAGGGGAAAAGTGGGCCTTTAAATATCATCGCTGTCCCCGGTTTACGCTAACCATAAAAGCTATTGGGTCTACATGAGTAATTGTCCAAAATCTCTTAGAGTGCTAAACAAAACGCCTAGAGACTACACGGAGCCCCCGCAAAATATATAAAACTCTCTTCGGAGGAGACGAGCTCAAGTCTATAAATTCAGGGTGATTAAAAATATAAGTTAGGATTAAACCTACTGCGGTTTCATGGCGATGTATAGTCCCGATTTGCCATTTCGGTATCCAATACAAATGGCTAAGAATAAAACAAAATCCCAGAAGAAGAAAACTTCTGCCAAAGACGCAAAAATCGTTGCTTTAGAAAATAAATTGGCTAAGCTAGCAGTAGCAAAGAGAGCAACTCCTTTTACTGACGCGGGTGGTAGTGCCGGTCAGTATTTAGGAGGCTTTATACCAATTCCAGGGGCTGCAAACATCGGGAAGCATGTTGGTCGGTTCCTTGGAGCTGGGGTAGGTTCAATCTTTGGCTCTGGTGACTACCAGATGGTTGGTCAACCAGCCAAATACAATGTTCTCTCCGGGTCTCCACCCAAGTTCAGCTCTACTCGCACTACAAATGTAGTGTGTCATAGAGAGTTCTTAGGTAACATCAACGGAACTACTGCCTTCACCAACCAGTCTTTCCCGCTGCAACCAGGGGTTTCATTAACATTCCCGTGGTTGTCTAGTATAGCTGCATCTTACCAAGAGTACAGAATACATGGTATAGTGTTTGAGTTTAACCCCTTGATCACTGACTTTGTCACTTCTGGAGCTCCGGGTGTAGTTGTCATGGCAACAAATTATAACGCAGATGCTCCCGCCTACAGTTCTAAAATTGCCATGGAGAATTCTGAATACGCTGTAGCTGTAAAGCCTACGCAAAAGCTTATGCACATGATTGAATGCGAACAAATCCAGACTGTTTTACCGAATCGGTATATTCGTACTGGAGGAGTTCCTTCCAATCAAGACCTAAGATTGTATGACTGGGGTAATTTCCAGTTAGCAACTCAAGGTAATCCTAACCAACTTCTTGGTGAGTTGTGGGTCACATATTGTATTGAGTTCTTTAAACCCGTACTACCAATTTCAACGTCGATTGGTCAATCAGATCATTTCGTTCGTTCAAATACTTCAGGCACCAACACATTTGGTTCAATCCAGTTGTCAGTTCCTGTTAATGAAATTGGTTGTGTAGTTTCTGCGAACTCTATCACTTTCCCAGCTGGTAGCTCAGGCTACTACTTGGTAGAGGTGTTCCACACCGGCACTGGTGCTGTCCTTACGGTGGCCAATACTAGTGCGCTTGTCAACTGCTCTTTGGTTCCTGCGTATAATAATGGAACCTACTCGTTGGCACAATCACCGTTGGCTATTGCATCAGCTACTATGAACCTGACTTTCGTGGTTTTGATCACGTCTCCTGGTTCTTTGTCAAGCATTACTTTCGTAGCTCAAACGGTACCTACTACTTCCAATATTGATGTAGTAATATCGTCATTAGGTGAATTCTATGCTTAGTTTATCAATAGTTGATACCCATATGGGCAATGTCCGTCGGATAAGGACAACTTAACTATCAGTCC